TATGGCTCGTGCTGAGAAAAAAGAAGCAAAAGAAACATCTTTGGAATCTTTGATGAAGTTTAACGTCTTTCTTTCAATTGCTACATTGGTCTCGGTTGCTGGAGCGACTGTGGCAGACTATGTTTTGATGGCTTGGCTCTGGGTCTAATCCTCTTCAGGATTATCTCGCCAGTATCTTACAACGTCACACCCGTCGCATGGACAGTTGTCCAGGTTTTTGCAACCAGTTGTTGCACAATCACCAGGGTAATACGAGCCACACTTTTCACAAGGCTTTGCGTAATCGCTCATTCTTCTTCACACTCACAAATAACTTGATCCTTGTAATATTCTTTAAATGGTCTTGCACAGTTATCACAAATCATAGACTCACCCATTGTTCTTCAGACATTACAGAACGTGCTTCAATCTCTTTATCGATTGGTTTGCATGTTGCACAATTCTCTGGCGCGTCTATAGCCAATCGATAAAACGATTCATTTCCATTATGATTAAATAAAAACCACATGCCAAGACATTCTTTGCATTGTCGTCGTTCAATTTCATTGGCTAATACATATTCAATGCGATTAGAGAATTGCATTAAACCCACTCTCGAAGCTCTTGTTTAAAAATTCTTGAATTGCTTGCATGTCGTACACATTGAGATTGCCATGAAGATGCTTTAATTCTCCATATCCAGGATACCAACGGTAGGTTGCTTGTGTCGGCCATACGACGAGAACTCCTCCGTGTGGATCATCAACCATTGTAATCTCGTAACGAGTGCCGTTACCTGGTTCAAACTCAACTGTCTTTGGAATGACGACCATTCACTCGTCCTCCTTCAGGTAATCAGACAAGATTCGTTGTTTCATCGCCATAGTCATGACCGCGTCATAACCAAGCATCTCGATGCAAGATGATATAACTTGACTTATCTTTGCACCCGAGTCTTTGCACTTCTTTAGGACAGTATCAGCCCCGTTGCTTACAGTTATGGAGTATTGGTTCGCCATGTTTCAACCTAAATAATAATGTTATTTAGTATCTCCGGAAAAAAAAAATTAGGCTAGAATAATATAGGGGGTACTTACCCATAGGGTTGGAGGTCGGGAGGTGGTGGTGTGAAGATTTGGCTCCGCTTCGCTCCGCGGAGATGGGATTGAGGACACTAAAGCGATGTAATTTCTGCACCAGTTTACTTTATACACCTGTTTTGACTAGAATTGTTTGGCGGCGGGAACCGGTCTGGTGCTTTGCTAGCAGAAACAACCCGCTGCCACCCCAAAAAAAGAGATGATTTAACATGGCTAAAGGAGCAAACGACGTAATTTTAAGAGATCGACTACAATTTGATATTGATGCAAATGGTGACACAGACCTTGTTTATGGACGAATTGATTTATCAGATTACGTTTCAATTGTTGAAAATAAAGGACTTGCGATCAAAGAAGTTCGATTTCAACTAAGAACATCACGACCTGCAAATATAGGAGTATGGCCTAACGTCATGTCAGACATGACTCCAGCAGGACTTTCTGGTACAGTTTATGACGCTAGAGTAAAGATTTTCGCTACAACAACCGCATATGAACTGGTTGAGGATGTTGGAATCGCTTCTCCTAATGTACTCTGTGTTTTCGAAAAGCAGTCAACTGTTGTTGCTGACGTTGCACCAGGTGCATTCATCGGTATCGACACATACGAACACATGTTTGGAACACCTGACCTTCACCCTGAAGGTTATGATGTAGTTACAGATCTTCTTATCGGAATTGCATTAGATGGTTGCACAAACGTAGCCCTCGCTTCTTTAACATGTGAACTCGACGTTATGCTGATCGCAGAACCTAAGAAAATCACTCAAAAAGATTTGACCCAAATGCTCACACAGGCTCAAGACCTCTGAGGAGGTTTTTAGATGCCTAGAAAGAGAACAAAAGAAGAAGCCTTGGAACGTCTGATGGATGTTCCTGATGTCCCTGGTCTTAAGGGTAAACCTGGCTTGATAAATCGTGCAGCTCGAATTGGTGCGGCTGGACTTATTCTACTTGATCCGTTAAACCGATTAGCCGATGAAGTTACCGTCGTACCATACGACATGATCGCAATACCTGCTCATGAATACTTTAGACTAAACTCTGACCCAACATTCCAGATATACATACGAGGTGGAGAAACTATCATGCCTACTGGGGGTAATGTTCGAGATGTGCAAGAAGTTGTCGAAACTGTGGCTGTAGAGGAAACACCCAAGCCTAGAAAGAAAACCACTGCCTACCAACGCAAGTACAAGAAAGCATTTGCATCTGTAAAGGGTAAGTACAAACTCAAGAACGGTAAGTGGAAGAAAGACGGTTTCAAGAACGCAGTTAAGGCGGCTCATAGGATGTGCAAGTAATGCCAATATCAATTATTAAAGAAACAATTGAACTAACAGACGTTACTACCGATGCAAACGGCAACGCCTATGTAGTGAAGAGAATCAATCTCATGAGTGGGTTCCGTCATGCTCTTAGACAGGTTGATCTGTTTGAAGATGCCATTCCACAAATACGCGGTGGGCCAGAAGATGAACAGCCTAATTTCGAAATCGTAATATCACCTTATCCCCAAATTCCTACTAATATGTTGTATAACGAAAACATACCGCAGCAAGCGAACAGGTTTGTTGCAGCTGGAGACGATTCTGTTTTGTTCAAAGCAAACGGTCGCCCTATATTGAACCGACATTCAGAATTTACACAATTTCCTAGCGTTCAAATCGCTGCTCAAAACAAATCTTTCTTCTACACTGATCATATTTACATAAATCTTCATTACATGGGGATTGCAAATACCGCTTACGGAAACATTGCATTGTCTTTTATGATGGTTGTTGAAAACACTAAAATCTCTCAACTAGAGGCGACTATAGGCATTCTTGCCGAATCTCATAATGCAATGTGTGCCCTGGTTATGTCAAACGGGCACATGGTAAGCCAACAAGTGCTTCGAGGGAACACATTCCCAATGTGGCGATATGGTGGTATTCGCCCTGAACACATGATCACGCCCATTGCAGCTAACGCATATTTCCTTCCAATAAATACCAGGGACGCTGAAACTATGACAACAACACCAGGTATTCGACAAGCAGTTGCAGATTCTCGACAAATGAGTGCATTCGATGAAGCATTTGGAGATCGCAGACCCGATTGGTTGCGAATGCATCTCAATGCTGGCGTCGTTGCCGGTGCAGTTCGAGATCAATGGCCTCCAATTAAACACGCAGATAACGGAAACGTGAGAATGCTCTAGGTGATAACATGCAAGAAGAAACCCCAATTGAAGAAAAGAAAACCCCAACTACAAAATTTGCCGAATGGCTTATGGCTCGTGCTGAGAAAAAAGAAGCAAAAGAAACATCTTTGGAATCTTTGATGAAGTTTAACGTCTTTCTTTCAATTGCTACATTGGTCT